GCAGGGTGTTACTTCCAACGGAAGCCGATCTCTGTAATGCCCTTGGATTAACAGAAGAAGAATATTTTCAATTTTTAAAAGGTGTTGCAGCAAAAGTAAAAGAAAGACCAGAAGCTTATAACTTAATTCCTGAGATAGCGAACGGTCCTCTAGTAGTTGCTGCTCCAGCCGCTAATGCAGGTACGCTTACTCTTTTAGGTCAATTTGTTGTTGGTGTTGCTTTAAGTGTTCTTTCATATCTTTTAACTCCCAAGCCTAAAAGTATGAAGCAAGGGACAAACGAAAGAACTGCTGATATGGCAGGTCTTAAGCGTTTTGCTCCTCAGTTTTCATTTAACAGTGTCCAAGAATTAGCAAATTTAGGTGATTTAATTCCTCTTGTTTTTACAAATAGAACTCAAAACTCCAAGGGTGGGATAAGGGTTAATTCACAATTGATGTGGTCACAACTTGTTAGCTTGGGTCGTTTTCAACAATTAAAAATACTTGGTTTATTTTCTTTAGGTGAAATTGAGGAGGAACCAAATTATAAAGGTTACGCAATAGGTGATTTATTGATAGAAAACTATCAAAAAGAAAAAATATTTCTTGATCCTTCTAGCGATAACATACCTTTTAAAAAAGGTGTTCCAGATTTAAAGAAACACAATTTAAGTAATTTATTCTCTAGTCAATCTAATCCTGCAATTGATGACTCTTCTAGCGGTATTGACGAATTTCAAATAGATAATGCTAATCAATTTTCTGGAGCAAGAAATCCAACAACACAGGCTACATTTGGATTAAGCAGTCCAATGCCTAACTGCACTTATTTTAGGCTTCCTTATGAGCTGGTACGTGCTCCAGGGGAATTAAATAAAGACAATCGACCAGCAGCAAGAATTACAAATAAGAAAAGAAGAAAGTTATTAGGTGGTTGGCCTACAAGAGCTGGGTTTGCTGCTGGAGGGAGTTCCTCTCAAAAGTCAGGCAATACAATATTAAGTGTGGATACACCTCTTACTTATCAAATTGTAGGAGGAAGTGCTGATGAAAATAGTGCTAAATATGACGCAAATGCTTGGCAACCAGATTGGGAAGGTTACGACCCTCATGGAGTTGAAGATGTAAATGCTACGACTAAAACAATAAGAGAAGCAACTGATTCTTATATAGCGGAAGGAGAGCAATATTTAGCAGGTACAGCTTTAGTAAGTTGTACTAAAAGAAATGACGAAGAATGGCCTGGGCAACCTTGGGACGGGCAGTCTTCTTTTACTCGTAATTATTCTTTTAAAGTAGTAGAAGAAGGATTTTATGAATGTTTACCTAATCCTAATTTAGGTACACATTGTAATAATCCTCAATGGAAAGATGGAACAAATAATAAAGAAGCAGGAGATTATTTTCAAGTAAAAGATAATAAATATTATTATGAACAATATTATGATCAGTATCAACTATACGAACCATGTAAGAGGTATGTGCTTCAAAGAATTAACTTAGGAACTGTTTCTGATAATAGAGATTGTCATATAACAGAAATAGGAATTAAGTCAAAAGTATTTAAACAAATGAGTTTTGCTAATGTTAATAGCAAACCTTCAGAAAAAGATATAGAAGATGTTTATAACGACAGGTCTACATTATCTTTAGGTAATGTAAATAAATACACAACAAGATATAGTTTCTTTAAACTGCAAATAAGAAAAGCTAATACGGAAGATCCTTGGCAGACTTTAAAGCCTGAGAATCCTTCTAATCATTTAGGACTATTTTGTGTTAGAGGAAACACACCAGAATTTCAATATAATTATGTAAGAATAGATCATCCATTCGATCAGTATGAATATAGATTTTTCCCTTGGCCTGGCAATAATGTTATTAAAGAGATAGAAGCAAGACCTGAGAATGATCAAACTGTAGTTGTTAACTTATTAAATTCTAATGGTGCTAGAGATCCTGATGATATACGTCAATTTAGTTGCGATGGTTTGACAGAACATACTGTTAAATTTGCAGGTAGAAAAGATTATGTTTTATCTGAAACTGTATTAAGCAATCCAGAGTGGGAATTTGGAGAACCCAGTGCAAATAGAAGACCTGTTCCAGGTGTTATTCAAAGTATAAAACAACATAGTTATGCTTCTCCTTCTCATATAACTAAAAGTATTTTTCAGAAAACAATAAGTGAAATTAAGTTCACTAAAATATATCACCCTGATTGTTCTTACCCAACAACATATCCAACTTATTCAAGTGGTTTCACTGGTCAACGAGATAATCATACAATTATTGTTCAATATCACAATTGGCCTTCTACTGGTGTTTCTACTTTTTCTCTTTATATAAATGAAAATGATGTAACTTTAAATGGAGAAGGAAGGGGTACTAATGGAGGAGCATGGGGTGATGATCAGACACCTGTAAGTCTTATTCCCGTTGCAGCACATGGAGGAGGAGAAACCATAAGCGGAGTTGAATTTCATTATGACGTTGTAAACGCAGTAACTGGAGAACGTGATGGTAGAGGAGGAAAATATATACCAGTAAAAGATCCAAATATTTCAGGAGCAGATGCTAATGGTTATCCCTGCGGAAAAGTTAATAATCCTATGTTTGGGAATGTAACCAGTACTTTTTGGTACGTTAGAAAAATAGAAGATATTGTTGTTTCGGCTAATACACCTTTGATTGATCAATGGATATATCCAGACGATGAAGATAGTGTTGGAGATTCAATTGCAAATGGAAGTAATGTACGTTTTAGTTTTAAACTTTGGGCTAATGCTGATAGAAGTCAGGTTTATGCCGAATGGGAATTAGATTCAAATAATAAGGGAACTGGATATACAGAAGGAAATAAAGTTCGTATTCGTCCTAAAACAGATCCAAATGATCCTGATGATCAAATCATCATGCCAGAACAGATAGTAGATTTAGTGGTTTCTAATACTTATGAAAAAACAATAGCTTCAAAGTTAAATATTTATGATGCTGCTGCTGATTATTGGAAGTACGAAGGAGATCAATCAAGTCATTTAGATGGGCCAGAACATCAAATCACATATTGTAATGAGATAGTTAGGACTGAAGATCCTCATGGAATAGGTTTTGATATAAAACCAAGTTCAGCAACTTATGAAAATTTAGCGTATGCAGGATTAAAGATTAATAGTTCAAAAGAATGGACAAACTTTAGTCAATTTTCTGCTTATTTTCAAAAAGGAATAAAGGTGCAAGATATTCTTCAAGGGAAAAACAATCAAGGTGATTGGGTAGGAGGATTAAGAGCAACAAGTTTATTTCCTGAGATTGCGTATGCTTTATTAACTGATTCAACATTAGGTGCTGGAAAAGTTATTAATGCAGATTCTGTAAATGATGCAAATATGACTGTTGCTGCTAAATTTTGTGAAGCAAATGGATTCTTTTGGGACGGTGTTATTTCAAATAAGGTTAATTTAAGAGAATTTATATTTGAACAAGCAACACAATGTTTATTAGATTTTACAATTATAGGAGGGCAATTTAGTTTATATCCTGCTGTTCCTTTTGATGAAAGTAGTTATTTAATGCTGCCAGAAGAAGAGCCAGTAATAAAAGCAATGTTTACTGATGGCAATATGAAAGATCTAAATGCAGCCTTCTTAAGTCCTGAAGATAGACAAACTTTTAAAGCAAATGTTTTATACAGACAAGAAAAACTTAATGGTTTTTCTGAAACAAAGTCTGTTGTAGTAGGTCTTATAAAAGCAGGTGCTGAAGACGATCCATTAGAGACATTTGATTTAAGTGGTTTTTGTACAAGTGAAGAACATGCAAAAGCTTTTGGTAAATATGTTTTAGGTACTAGGGAGGAAGTAGATCATACAATTACATTTAAGACTGCACCTCATTTTGTTAATGGTGTTCAGCCTGGTGATTATATAAGAGTATTTTCAACAACTCAGCATGTGAATCGTTTTAATAATGGAGCGATTCTTGATGACGGAAAGATTGTTTGTAAAGATATAAGTGAATTAGCAAGTGGAACTCAACCTAAAAATTTCTATTGGTGGAATACTAAAGAATCGGTTGTACAGGAAAACAGTCATAACTTTTCCAATTGGACTTCTGATAGTAAATTACCTGCAACGTACAGAAACTCTTTGTTTACAATTAAAGAATCTGAAGCTTCTGTTCAATGTTACAAAGTTGAAAGTATGACGTTTGGTGAGGATGGATTAATTGAACTTTCTGGATCGTATGCACCTTTAACAGACAACGGTAGGTTGGCTATATTAGACAAATGGAACGTATCAGGTCGTTTCTACTATGAAAGTTAAATGGCACAACCATTCCCTACCGTTAAGCCAACTTCCAGAAGTTACACTCCTGGGAGATACCCAAGCACAGACTTTGAATCGTTAGACGGTACAAAGACACATCTTCGTTTTGGGAACAAACCTGTTGGTGCTACTTTGACACTTGGTTTTTCAAACATAACAGATGATGAGGCGGCTCTTATTTTAGGAAATTATTACGATGTCAATTCTGTATGGGATCACGTTACGTTTAAAAGGGGTTATGCAACTGCTGGTATTGAGGATACCTCTTTGACAGCAAAGACATTAACTAGACAATTAAGTGAACAAGACGAAATATATGGTGGAAAATGGCGTTATTCTGGGCCTCCAACTGTAACAAGTACCTTTAAAGGTTTGAGCAATGTGAGTTGTTCTTTTGTCGCTTGTCTCGATTCACCGTAGAATAAACGCAATGTTTTTAATTTAGGGCTGTGGCGAAGTATTTCAGTGGAAAAGATGGAAAGCTGTTAGTAGGAGGAGCTAATGTTGCTCAACTACAAAGTTGGAGTTTTTCTCAGTCTATGTCTATCCTTGAGATCACCGCAATGGGTGACACTGATAGAACTATTAAACCTGGAGTTAGAAGTTATTCAGGTAGTGCAAGAGCTTATTACTACACACCAACAGCAACCACTTCTCCTGATGTAAGTGCTTTGCTGTCAGCAGCTATAAAAGATAGTGGAACTGAATCAGATAAAGTTACTTTGATATGTAGATTAGAAGAAACATCAGGTGTAGCTACAAACGCAAGAGATATTGAATTTAATGCCTATATAACAAGTGTTTCTATGAGTAGTTCTGTAGGAGAAGTTTCATCTGTTGATTTCAGTTGGGAAGCTGACGGTGCTCCTACTACTGGTAGTACTCTTGTTAGCAATTAATTGTGGCTGTTTATTTTGGACAAAATGGCGAAGTAGAAATTCGCAGGGATACTTTGTCATCCCCTATCCAAACAAAGTTAGATCCGCATGACGTAAATACAACAACTAAAAGATTTTCAATTGACCGTTCTTCTGGTTCGTTGATTACTGGAGATCGTGTAGAGATTGCGACAGTTGATAAAAGTACATTAGAACTCGTTAGTGGTCATAGTCATCCAGATGGGAATTGGTATGTTTATGTTGATAAAATGGGTGGAATTAGGTTATTTAGTACGTTTGCGGCTGCTATAACAGGAAGACAAGCAGATGCTTTAACACTTGTTACTCCTAGTGCTGCTAAAGAAGTAACACTTCAAACTGTTAACTCTAGATTTAGACATTTAGCAAGAGTACAAGATTTTGAAATTACTACGAATAGAGATCAAGTTGATTTAACTCCTTTAGGTGCTCAGTTTAAAAAGCAATATGAAGCAGGGTTAATTAGTGGTCAAGGAAGCTTAAATTGCTTATGGGAACACAGTTCAGATTTAGCTGATAATACTCAAGTACAAGATCCAGAATTTCCTTTTTACCTTGCTCAATTAATTATTCGTCTTCAGCAGGGAGCAGATTTTGATGGACGTTTTTATATTTATAAGGATCCAAGTACTTCTTTGCATACGGTTTGGTACGAAGCTAAGTGCGTTGTAACAAATGTTGCTGTTAGTGTTTCTGCGAGCCAAGAAATAACAACAAGAATTGAATTTATAACGACTGATGTGATCACTTTAAATACAGGAGCAACACCTGGATACTTGTTACAGGAAGA